CAATACCAATCAGAAGTCTGGCGTCGTCAGGGGATGCCTCAATGACATCCCCCATACGAACCACGCAACCGCCGGCGATTGTTTGCCTAAGGATGCGAATCTTCATGATCAGAGAGTGTTGTTGCCGCGGCTGAAGGATTCAGGATGACGAATGGCTACGTCAACGTCCTGCATTGCAACCACGCGAACGGTGCCGCTGGTGCTGTTGGTGTAAGGGTCCACCATGATGTCCAAGCCAGACCAGTAGCCAATCAACAGGTCTGCAAAATTGCCAAACCAAAGATCGCCAGAAGCAACTTGATTGGACAGCACACCGCGATAGCCGTTGACTTCACCGCCTTCCATCAGGAAGATGCCGGAGCCGGCATCCTTCTTGGTGGTCTTCAGATTGCCACGCATTGCAGCGTTCATCAGATAAACAGGTGAACCCAGCAAGGCGTTGGCAGTAGCCACGTCGGATTCCATGGCAACCACTTCTGCAAAAGTGGGAGCATCAGCGGCGAAGTCTTCAGTGCCGATTCCGGTGGTGTTCTTCAGACCCAAAGGCTCACTGTTGGAACCAGTGCCATAAAGACCAGCGGCGTCAATCTTCAAACCAAGGACGGCAGCAAGATCACGGCGAACCATGTTCTCGATGTCAATCGAAGACTGAAGCATCAAGCGGCGGCTGTAATCAGTGAAAGCAGCAACCGTCTTGGGGGTCATGCTGACCTGATCCACGGTCTGCTGGCTCTCAGTAGGAGCACCTGCCTCCGACACCCAGTAGCCGGTCCCAGCGCCCGACTGACGCGGAATTGCAACGTTGCCAACCAGACCGGTCAGCACGGTAGCGCCAGCCTGATCAAGGGCGGAAGCGTTGCGCAGCAGGTCAATAAAGGAAGCGGAATCCAGCTCGGTGGCGACGACGTTACCACCGGCGGTAGCTACGCCAACGCTCAGGTCGCGGCGAAGCACTTCCTGGGGGATCGTGATGCCACGGCTTTGACGGCCAAGCTTGGCGGCAGCAGCTTCGGAAGCTTCAATTTCAAAGCCAGCAGCTTCACGCGCTTGGCGATCAGCAGGGTTGGCCAGGTAGTTAATGGCGCGAAGGAAAGAGAAAGACCGGGTCTCCTCTTTGGAAAGGCCGATGTCGGCGACTGTGGTGTCCACAGGCTGGGCGGGAGTGCTCATTTTTTCAAGAAGTGCAGTGCGCAGCTCATCAAGACCACGAGAATTCGTGATGAATTCTTGGGCCATGTCGCTGTTGTTGGTGCGATTGCCTAGGGCAATCATTTCGGAAAGCTCCTTTGCCTTGGCCTGTGCGGCCTCAGCGCGGATCGCCTCCATGTCGAAGGTGGGTTCCACGGGTTTTGACTCCGAGAGAGGTGAATTGGTCACGGCTGAGGCCGTAGTTGAACTCTCACTAATAGTAAGAGTTCGACCTATGCCTACTGATTGATCAGCAGGCACGGTCACCAGCGAGATTTCAAACGGTTGGTATGACGTAGCGCGGTACGTGATTGGGTCAGTGTTGTTGTCTGTTTCCATCGAGTTAATCCTGTAACCAAAGCTGACATTGCGGAGAATGCCGTCTTTGATCAATTCCTGCATTTCACGGCCAAGGTCGTTGTTGGCCATCTTGACCTTGGCATAGCCGCGCTTGTCTTTGATGTAGGCACGCTCGACAACGCCAACGATCCGATCAGGATCATGTTGGAACAGCAGCGGGGCGCCATCGTTCAGGCGGCTGAGGTCCATGGCGCTCTCATCCATGCTCAGTACTTCCATGCCGAAATAACGCTCAACAGGAGCCTCAGAGGCAAAAGGAAACTCAATGGTGCGCTCTTCGCCAGCAGCACGAAAATCAGTTACCAGCGCACGCTGAAACGATTCGCCTTCAATTTTGCGCATTTCTTCTTCGGAGCGTTCAATGGTTGCAGCTTCAAAACTAATCGCATTAAAATCATGGTCAGTCAACCATTTGCGCGCTTCGGCAGGAGAAAACCGATCTGCGTCAAAACGAATGGCTTGGATTTCAGACGTGCCATCTTTAATGCCGTAAATAAAATCAACACCTTCGCCGCCTTCATTGTTTACGCGACGAATCGAGTCGTACTGCCCCGGTTCTTTCAAACGAGCGGCGTGCTCATTTGGATAGGGACGACCTTCAATGATTGGTTCCATGGATCGCTCCTGTGCTTTTTTAATGGCAGATGATTTCATGGCGCTCCACGATTGTCCGGCGTCTCCGCCCCATGCCGCCCATGCTACCCGACCAGGAGACGGGTAGTTATCACCAGGAGTAAACCCTTTGCCTTTTTTGTCAACCTCGTGGCGAGCAAACCATGCGTTCATTTCGATTGCAACGGCAGGCGACAACTCTTCGCCAGACAAGATCTGGTTGGCCCGACTAGCGGCAACGTCCGTGCCGCCTGCTTTGCCGTCCGCTTTCCAATCTTTGTAGCGCTGCGCTTCAGTCCTCATGCCTTCAGTTGGCATCAGGTTGATTTCGCTATCGCCTACCTTTGCGCGTTTGGCAAGCTCTCGAAAATACCTGCTCACGAATCCAGTTCCTCAACCTCATCTTCTTCCAGATTATCGGGTTCGGCGGTATCTTCCACCATTTGCGGCTGTTGTATACCAGATCCACTGACCTGACTGGGATCACTGTCAAGCACAATGCCAAGCTCATCGGCCAACGCCAGTTCATGCGCCCGCTGACGCATTTGCTCCTCAAAATCACCGCCATGCAAGGCGATGACTTGCGAAAGAGTCATAATGCCATTACGGATCAATGACTTGTAAGCATCAGCTTCTTTCTGTGGATCCACAAATTGAGCGGCAGGGGGAATCCACTTGGACTCCTCATAGCGCTCAGGGTCGATTTCGTAGCCAGGCAAGTTCAAAACGCCTGCCATAACAGCCATTTCCAACCAACGCTCGTAGACCCGCTCACACAATGCTTCAACCAAATACTGCTGCAAAGTTTTGTAATGCGTCCGCGTTTCCAGCAGCTCAAGCCGTGAAGAGCTGTAATTGCTCTTGCTGAAGTCAGAACTGACTTGGGTATAGGAGCAGCCAACACCGGAAGCGACTGCGCGCAACATCTGCGCCACAAAAGGCGTAAACGCATCGTCTGGGCGGTTGGGCGAGAAGAATTGCATCTCTTCGCCAGGTGCCAACCGGCGGATTGAACCAGGCGAAAAATCAAGGACCGAATCATCTTGAAACTTGCCGTCCTCAAACAGCTCCTGATCTGGCGTGCGCACAAACGCCATCATTGCTGAAGACGCCCGTGCAGCCACAATCTCGGCCTCCTCGTATCCGCTTAAGTTGCGGAGCCGCATGATTGCGGAGGCAAATCCTGTGACGCCACGCGTCTGGCCGGGGCGCTCGATGGAATACAAGTGGATGACATCCTTGGCAGAAATGCGCTGGCGCCTTTTGGCAACAGCAGCAGTGCCGGTGAATTGGTAGTCACCAGGGTGCGTGCGCAGGAAGTGATAGGCAACTGGACGGCCCCACTCATCAATCTCAACGCCCATGCGAACGCGGTTGCCGTTAGCCTCGACGCCGGTGTAATCGTCATCAAGCAGATCAGCCTCAAGCACCTCAAGGCCAAGCGGAACCTTGCTGTCGCCAAATGTTTGGTTGACCAGACGAATAAAAACTTCGCCTGATTCAATCATTGATGTGATCGACAACCGCTGAATGTCTTGCCAGCTCAATTGGCCAGCAACGTGACAGGTGTCTGCACAGGTCCATTCATCCCATGCCTTTTCAATCAACCGGTTGATCCGATCATCAAGCTTACCGCCACGCTGGAATTGCACCTGCGCTTGGTGCTTAATGCCCGTGCCAACCACGTTGTTGCGAACTGCTCTCAACGCCGCCTTGGCAAAGTCAGAATCACGAACCAACTGGCGAGCGCGATTTCGAAGCAGCCTGAGGCTATTTTTGATTTCACTGTCGGCACTTGTGCCAAGACTGATCCAATCAGATGTGAGTCGATTGCTTGCAACAGCTGCATATGCCCGCTTGAGATTTGCGTTGCGCTCTTGCGCCTTGCGTAGATCCTTTTGGACGCTCGAGACGCGACCGAAACCAAAGAAAGCCATTAGGTGAACCTCACGCGAGCGACGCCAGGGTTGCCGAGTCCCTGCCTAATCTTTTCAGCTCTTCGCTCCCTGTCAACTTCAGCTTTAAGCACATCACGCAATTGCAACAGCTCAGGCATCTTGTAACGCTTGAGGTTGCGGTTGCCGATCGTGTACTCCTGTACCGCGCCACCCTGCGCCAAGGTGCGGATGGCGGCCTCCACAAAGCCAAGATCGATTTCAGCGCGGGAGCGATCATCAAACGCACCCGGTGTGCCGGTGTAAGCCGCGCTTGCTTTGACGGTGAACTGACCGCGGCCTGCGGTGTATTGCACTGTGGAATAGGACGCAATTGCCTGCCACGTCCACAAGCCAGCATCAAAGGCCAATGTTGTGGCGGCTGGCACCGTTACCCGCCAGCCTGTGCTTTCGGCGGCAGCAGTAATGGTGGTGCCTTCAGATGCAGTATTGGTTCTGGCGTACCACTTCAACGTATAGGTGCCACTGGAAATGGTGGTGCCAATTGCATCCGTAAACTCGGGCACGTCAAAAACAACCGTGTCCCCGGCGTAAATCAGTTCTGGAACAAGAATGGTCACCAGTTTGTTACGAATGATGAAGAGGCGCGGGCCTTACGCTGTCGTTGCGGCCGATAGGGAGATTCTATCGGCATTGGCTCTGTCTTTTTAGCCTTGACAGGCTCAGCGCCCAGCTTACGCGCAAATTGCTCAAATATTGTGGCCCGGTTGAATCGCATGTATAAATAATTCAGCGCCGCAAACGAATACACAAAACAGTCCAACGCTTCGTTGCGGTCACCTGCCTTTTTCTTCCATTCGCGAATAGCAAATCCCTTGACGTACCGCACCACCTGCCGTTCAGCCGTCAATTGCTTGAAGTACTCCAGACCAGCCTCGGCATGAAAGTGAATGTACCCAGGCCCCGGCTCGTTGTGCTTCATCCGGCCAAACAGCGTTGTTTTGATCGTGTCGCTACCGACCGGAAACACCTCGGCTGAATTTTTAAGCACTTTTCCCTTGTAGTTAATATCCACCTTGGAAGGTTTTCCAATCGGCGGTTTGTTACGGACCGACTGCCCCTTCAAAGCAAACACACCATCACCGCGACGGCTGCGGGCGTAAGCGTAAACCTCTGAGGTGAAGTGACCCCCAGAGTCAATGCCAACAGCCGAAATGCGCGTAGACCCACCACCTTCCCTTGGATAGTCCCTTAGTACGAGGTCATCAACTTGCTCCCACAACTTGCCACTTGCTGGATCGCCGTAAACCTCCCCATGGCTGATCAGCCAGCACTCCTCACCAGCGCCCCATGCGTAAATGCCAACAGCCACGCGGTTGTCCTGCACGTCAACGCCAGCCGTGACGATCGACGCATCCCGCGGGATTTCACTGGCCGGGTAGAACTCGGCACGCTCCGCCAAGCCTTCGGCGCCAAGCTTTGCCCCGACTTCTTCCTCCCACGTCTCGCCAAGCACGGTGTTGACAAAAGTTTTGAGCAGCGGCGCATCATTCTTGCTACGCAAAAACTCAATGACAATCTCCTCCCAGCTCTTCCAACCAAGTGGGGAGTACAGCGAGGACAGGTGAAACCCAACGGTACGCGGGTCTTCACTCGTCGCAGTTGCCCGCCATTCACCCTTGCGTAGCATCTCCGACTTGAAGTGCTCGGGGATGTGAGCGCCACAGCTCTCGCACACGTAAGCCGTGGTTTTTGGATCCCCATCGCGCCATTGCAAATTCTTCCATTGCAACCACTGCTTGTGGTCACAATGTGGGCACGGCACAAAAAAGCGGCGCTGGTCGCTAGCTAAATACTCAGTCTCAATCCGAGACATGTCTTTGACAGTTGGCGTTGAAGTCAGGATGATCTTTCGCCGACTGAAAGTGGATGCACGACGTTCAGCCAATGCACAAGGGTCTCCTTCGCCATCAACGTCGGACGGGAAAGCGTCCACCTCATCCAGCAATACCCACCGGCAAGGAGCAGAGCGAAGACCAGTGGCGCTGTTTGCACCAGTAAGAAGCAGGATCCCCCCTGGGAATTCCTTGCTGAACATTGTGTTCCCACTATCTCGACTCCTGGCTGGCGCGATCTTATCTGCAAGGCATGGCGTCTCATGAATCAATGAGTCCAAGCGCTGTTTGCTGAGACGCTTGGCCATCTCAATCGTGGGTTGCACAAATAACGCCGGTCCAGGTGCGTGGGCAATCATGTACCCCACCACGTTGTTGATTGCCTCGGTCTTGCCCAACTGCGCACCAGCCATGAACACCACCTTCTGCGTGGTGTTGTTAGCAGACATGCAGTCCATGATTTCCCGCAGGTAAGGCGTGCGATCGGTGCGCCACGGCCCGGGTTCCGCTGATGCCTTGTTGGACAGCATCCTGTACAAGTCCGACCATTCGCTCACGGTCAGGTCAGGGTCAGGCTTCAAGCCATTAAGAAAAGCCTGCTTGTAGATCCGTGCGCCATCACGCATCAGTCAACCTCTCCAGCGCCTTGCGGATCTCTTCGCTCAGGTTTTTGTGGATGATCACCGGATCGCTTTCGGCAGCCAACTGGTTGGATACCCGATCTGGAATGGTGTTCAAGGCATCACGGACGCTGCGGGCCACCGTAAACGCTTCGCGCTCCACGCGGCTGGCTTCGACCAGCTGCTCCTCCTTTGTCTCAAGCTCAAGCCGTGCCAGCTCGGCACGAAAGTGCTCGGACTTGGCCTTGCTTTCGTTAAAGGTTGGGATGTCCAGGGCAGAGGTGGCCAGCCGCTCTGGTGACGTAACTGTGCTGGGGTTGGCATTCTTGTAGGCATCCACAGCCTTCTCCTCATCCCAAAGGATGCGGTTGCGCTCAACCGTGAAACATCCTGCAAAACGGCCTTCTGTCTTGAGCTGAGAGATGCGGCCGATGGTGATCCCAAGCGTCTGGGACAGCTCTTTAGTTGAAACAGGCTCCATCTGTTCAATTTAGCCTGCTTTTATGGCAAATAACACCACATAGGTGTTTTTTGGCATACAATGGTCAGCTTTTGATTTTTTGGTCTTAAATGAGTCTCAATTGCGTCTCTTGTTGAGACTCGTATGCGCCTGACGCTAATTTTGTAAGAGGGTTCGAAATTACC